GTGAACACGAGGTGTCACCGCTCGGCACGATGCGGTTAGCGGCACTGGCGTTGCCACATCAAGAGCGCGACGGTGCACACCTTCGGTGCGCGAGCGAGGATGACACCTATGTCATGCACGAGTGGGCATTAGAGAGGGACGATGACCGCGATGACATGGTGATTGTCAAGACTGCCAACCCTGCATCGTGGCAGACACTTAGTGCACTCAAGGCACGGCACGACTCACCCTCGATGCTCGATTGGCAGTGGGCCCGGTTCGCGTGCGGTGTGTGGGTGGCGGCCGAAGAGTGGTGGGTGTCGGGTGAAGAGTGGACGGCGTTGCGCACGCACGAGCGGTTAGATGACGGTGACATGATTACCCTCGGCTTCGATGGCGCACGGACAGGTGACGCCACCGCACTAGTCGGATGCCGACTGACTGACGGCCTCTTGCAGTTACTCGCGGTGTGGGAGGCACCGACGAACGGGCAACCGTGGGAGGTACCCACCGATGCGGTCGATGCGGCACTGGCCGATGCAATGGAGACTTACCGTGTGGTGCGTGGTTACTTCGATCCGCCACTGTGGCGTACCGAGATAGAGAATTGGTCACGAGAGTTTGGTGACACAGCCGTGCGCAAGTTTGACACTACCAAAGTGCGGATGGTCGGCGCGGTCGAGCGGTTCCGTACCGATGTCACCGCTCGCACACTCAAGTACAACGTCAGTGACGTACTCACCCGACACGTACTCAACGCACAGGTGAAGGAAGCTCGCGGCGGCGGTTACTGGTTAGGTAAGGATCGGCCGGGGTCACTCAACCGAATTGACGCGGCCATCGCGGCGGTGCTCGCGTATGAGGCCCGCGCCGATGCACTCGCGGCAGGTGAGGCCATGCCGAGGTCGAGGGTGCCAAGCTCATGGTGACGGTGACACCACATGAACACTGCGTGCGGATTGTCGCAGGTATGCAGTATCAGAGTTACAATGCCGAGTGGGAGCGGGCCCGGGAGATTGCCGAGCTTGTGGTGACCGCCATAGAGGATGTGCTAGGTGTCACACCTAAGCCGGTCAAGGATGCCTAACTCAATGGTGAGATGCCCGATATGCGGGGCTCGGTTCCGCCGCGGCCTAATGCGACTGCACCTAGCGGCCGAGCATTGGCCCTGTGGCCCCGCAGGAGCCATCCTCCCGCCATCCGCGGCCCGACCCCTGCCCGACCCCTGCCGAGCCCGAGGCCGACCGTAGCGGGGCTTAGGATGCGCCGAGACTGGCGGCCTGTCGTGGCAATCATCCTAACGGTGGGTGTCATGGCGGTGGTGGTAATCCTCGCCATAGGTGAAGTGTTCCACACGGGGCCGCACGAACATTTGAGTGACACCGAATCGACACTACTGTCAACGGTGCTCGGTGCCGGTGTCGGTGCAATCGCCACTTACCTCGGTACTCATCAAGGTGGCAAGAGTGACGACAGTGACGATAAAGGTGATTGACGGATGGCTTACACTGTGCACACATGAGTGTGACCACTCCCTCGGGTTACACAGGTGTCGCCGCCACGGACGGTATCCAGTCACCGGAGCAGTGGCGCGACAGACTACTCACGGCGTTGGGTTACCGCACCGTTGACATTTACAAGTGTGATGCTTACTACCGCGGCGATCACCGGATGGCGTTCACCACTTCGCAGTTCCGCGAGGTCTTTGGTGCACTGTTCAGTTCGTTCGCTGACAATTGGTGTGACCTCGTGGTGGATGCCGCGGCCGAGCGGTTACGTGTCGAGGGGTTCCGGTTCGGTGACGATCAAGGTGCCGATGAGGCCGCGTGGACGATATGGCAACGTAACGGCCTCGATGCCGAGAGTGACATGGCACACGTGGACGCGATCAAGCTCGGGTGTGTGTATGCACTAGTCGGGCCCGACGATGCAGGTAAGGCAGTAATTCAAGTCGAGCCCGCTGACCAAGCGATTGTGGCGATTGATCCGGCCCGAGGTCGGCGGCGGCTGGCCGGGTTACGTAACTGGAAAGACGAGTGGGGAGTGGAACACTGCGAGGTGTACCTCCCCGAAAGTATTACGTGGTACACCAAAGCGGGTGAGACTTCACCGTGGGTTGAAGAGTTACCGACCGCGGCCAATCCGCTCGGCATCGTGCCGCTCGTGCCACTGCCGAACGCACCGACACTGACTGACAGGCTCGGCCGTAGTGACCTCTTGCGAGTGATCCCGCTACAGAATGCAGTGAACAAGCTGTGCGGTGACATGCTCGTGGCTAGTGAATTCGCCGCCTACCCACAGCGGTGGGCCACCGGCATTGACATACCGAGCAATCCTGACACCGGCGAGAAGATGACTGCACAGTTCCTCGGTGGCGCTGACAGGATATGGACGGTGCCCGCGGCCGATGCCAAGTTCGGAAACTTCACTGTCAGTGACCTCGGTATCTACGTGCGTGCCATCGAGATGTTGATACAACACGTGGCCGCACAGACACGCACACCGCCACATTACCTACTCGGGCAGTCGGGTGCATTCCCTTCGGGTGAGTCACTGAAAGCCACCGAGACAGGGTTAGTGGCAAAGGTGAAACGTAAGATGCTGTCATTCGGTGAAGGGTGGGAAGAGGTACTGCGCATCGCGTTCCGCATCGAGGGTGAAACGGCGCGGGCCGAGGCCATCGAGGCCGAGGTGATATGGGCCAATCCCGAGTCACGGATGGTGGGGCAAACGGTGGATGCGGCAGTCAAGTTGCAAACCATCGGTGTACCGCGGCCTGCACTGTGGGCATTTATTGGTGCGAGTCCACAAGAGATTGCACGGTGGAAGATTGACGGTAACCCGGAGACAGGCGGGCCGACCTCGGTACGCGAGACAGTGACCGTCGCGGCCACCCCGCAACAGGCAAGCCAAATGCACGAGGGTGAGCCGGTGACTGCACCCGGCCCCGAGACTCTGACACAAAACTCATCCGGTGGCGGTTGAGCGGTGTGACACAATCGTGACCATGACTGAATCTAACGAATCACCCCCGGGCGGCGCGAAGCCCTCGGAGGCCGAGCCCGGGAGCGGTGCGAAGCCCACCGGAGGTACCCCCGACGGTGCGACACCAAAGGGTGAAGAGGGCGCTAAGCCCGACACGCCACTCGGTGACAGTGGCATTGCCGCTTTGGAAAAGGAACGTGACGCGAGGCGCGAGGCCGAGCGGATCGTTGCCCAAATGCGTGACAGGGTTACCGAGTTAGAGGATGCCGGGAAGTCCGAGCTTGACCGTGCCACTAGTGCACTCAAGCGTGCAACGGATGACCTATCGAAGTCAAACAGTCGGATTGCCGAGCTAGAGGGTGAGCTAACCAAGCGTGACCTCGATGCAGTCAAGGTGAAGATTGCGGAAGAGGAAGGGTTACCTCTGTCGGTGGCAAAGCGTTTGACAGGTAAGGATGCCCGCGAGCTTCGGGCCGATGCCAAGTCACTCAAGGAAGAGTTGAATGCAGGCACCCCGGTGGGTGTCATCGGTGTCGGTCGTGGCGGTGCGGCGAGTGGCAACCGGCGTGGCGATATGAATTCGCTTATCCGTGAGGCCGCCGGTAGAGGTTAGCTAGCGCGATGCACTGACACTCCGGGTGGGCTCACCTTCACCCTGAAAGGTGACTTACCCAAATGCCGTACAACAACATTATTAGCCGTGCCGATGCCGCGGCCCTCATCCCCGAGGATGTGGCGAGTGACATCATCAAGCGGCTACCCGAGCAGAGTGCCGCACTGACACTCTTTCGCCGGGTCACCATGTCACGTGCGCAACAGCGCATGCCGGTCATGGCGGCCCTCCCCGTTGCCTACTTTGTCAACGGTGACACGGGGCTCAAGGAAACGTCCGAGGCCGGGTGGACGAACAAGTACCTCAACGTCGAAGAGGTAGCGTGCATCATCCCGGTGCCCGAGGCAGTGTTAGATGACACCGCGTTTGACATATGGACGGAGACTCGACCGTTCATCATCGAGGCCATCGGCCGCACTGTGGACGCGGCCATATTCTTCGGTGTCAATAAGCCTGCCACATGGCCGACTGACATCGCGGCCGGTGCAGTGGCATCGGGTAATGTCACTGTCGCCGGAAGCGCCGCTCCCGAAGCGGGTGGTGTGTACGGTGACATCTCCGCGTCATTCGCCATCGTCGAGGCTGACGGTTACGATGTCAACGGCGTGGTGGCTCACCGTAAGTACAGGGGCCTACTCCGTGATGCACGCGGCACCACGGGTGAACAGCTAGGTGAACCCGGGCCGCAACAGGTGACACCGAACTCGGCATACGGTGTGCCGATTCAGTACCCGATGCGCGGCCTGTGGCCGACAGGTGCCGCGGCGGCCGAAATGATTACAGGTGACTTCACCGAGGGCATCCTCGGTGTCAGGCAGGACATCACCTGGAAGTTACTCGACCAAGCTGTCATTCAGGCGGCGGATGGCACCATCCAATACAACCTTGCACAGCAAGACGCTGTGGCGATGCGTGTCGTGTTCCGGTGCGCATTCGAGGTTGCCGGTACACCGACACCCGAGGCCGTCGCGGGTGCCTATCCGTTCGGGGTGGTGACTGGCGCATGAGTGTCACCCAAAGCAGTTTTGACGAGGCGGTGAACATGACCGCCACAATCGAAGAGGCCACCGAGGCCGGATACCTCGGTGTCAACTTCGATGAGGATGACCACACGGTGCAGGGTGTCACCGGAGTCAAGCAGTCGGCCAAGTCGCAGGCAAAGCCACCAACACCTATCCCCACTGCAAAGGTCGAAAAGGCCGAGCCCGAGTCACACAAATCGAGAAGGGGTGAGTGACAGGTGAGCGTTACAGTACCGCCCGACACTCACGATTATGCGGCGGCTGTGACTCATGGCTACTTCGGGGAACGGACGGACCCGTTCCCCGATGAGGTCTATAACGTGGAGTGGGGCGATGCGGTACCCCCAACGTCACCGCCCACAGTCAGTAATTGCGTACCGGCCACGGGTCCGATAGCCGGTGGCACTCCGGTCACCATCACAGGCACCGCGTTCATCGGGTGTTTCCGGGTGTACTTCGGTACTTGGTGGGTGACCGATGTGACTGTGGTGGATGCCACTAGTGTCACGTGTGCCACACCGCCCGCCGACTTCCCGGCGACAATGGGTGTCAGTGTCGAAACTCCCATCGGACGCAGTGCCGAGTGGCAGAGTTTTACTTACACCGCGGCGGGAGAATGACACAGACACCCGAGGAAATTGTCGCAAGTGAGTCACGCGCTCGTTTGTGGCAACGGCAAAGGGCTCGGAGGGTGCACTTCCAAAGTGCACTTTGGTGGTCGCTCTCCGGGTCGCCGTCTGCCCTGCGTGCACTCAATCGTCGGTGGCAACCGCTTACCGATTACCTAAACGAGCGCAACCTACCTGTGATTAGCAGTGAGGAAGAGATAGACCCGCTCGGGATTAGTGACACAACGAACGTAGGTGAGTGAGTGAGCTACAACCCACCTGTGAGTCAGACCGAGCCCGACCTCCGGTGCACTGTGGCCGAGGTTGCCGCACACATCCGGGCCCGGACCAAAGACAATAACGGTAACGAGGTCGGTACGTTCACCGATAAGACCCGGCCGACCGAGGCACAGTGTGAAGAGGCCATCAGTGCCGCGGTGCGCTTTGTGCACTCACGGGTGGGCTTTGTAGGTAAGGCGTGTGTCGAGCTTGCACGCGAGTGTGTGTCGCTCGGGGCCGCGGCGCAGATTGAGCGGTCTTACTTCCCGGAGCAGTCACGGGGTGACCGCAGTGTGTACACCTTCCTACGTGACGAGCGTGACGCGGGCCTCGAAGGGTTAGTCCACTGTGTCATGGGTGACCTCCCGGGTGACGATCCCGACGAGCCGTACTTCGCACACGGCACACTCAATTGCATATCGGGTGTGGTGCATGACCATTACACCGGGCAGGCGTGGCCGCCACTGCCACCGCCACCGCCACCCGACCTCCAAGTCACACCTGTCGAGGATGATGCCTAGTGTCAAGTGGCGCGGCCCCGAGCTTCACCTTCACCACCAATGCACAGGCACTCACCGCCAAGCTCAACCGGATGGCGGGGCAGATTGACGACCCCCGAGGGTTACTGGAACGTATCCGAACGATCCTGCAACAAGCCGAGCATGACGTATTCAGTAGTGAGGGCGCGGCGCTCGGGTGGGCGTGGAATTCACTTGTGCAACCCGAGCGTGCAGAGACTAGTCAGATACTAGTGGGCTCGGGTGCGATGAAAGAGTCAGTGTCGGGCGGGCAGGCGGGCACGATCCGCGGTGCCACCTTGCGCATGCACCCGAAGCCTTACTACTCACACTTTCACCAATTCGGTACATCCACGATGGATGCTCGGCCGTTCACCGGGATTAGTGAGAGTACGGCTCGCTTGATCTATGACGAATTCGAGCGTGCCACCGGAGAGGTATTGACGTGAGTGTCAAGGCCGTCACCGAGCAGAGTGTCATCGGGCCGATAATCACCGGGGCCGACGTGGAGCATGCCATCTTGGACACACTGCACAAATGGGTACCGTCATACCTCCGCGAGTGTGAGCATGCGCGTTACATGAAGGTCGGTGACTTACCCGAGCCGAAGGGGTGGCTCATCACCGGCCGCCAGCTTGAGAAGTTCACTAGTGACCAACTGCCGTGCATCATTGTCATGGCAGGTGGCATCGTGGTAAAGCCGCTCGCCTCGGGATACCCCGGGATGATGACGTGTGTGTGGCATGTGGATGTCGGCACTATCTGGAACGCCGCGTGGGGCAAGATGTCACGTGAGCATGCACAGCTAATGGTGCGGTGCATCGCGCTCACCTTGATACAGCGGCCACTTGAGGGTGGGCTCGCGGGTGTCGTGGATATGACAGGTGAGCGGTACGACGAGATAGACTTTGGTGACACCCGTACTTACTCGGCGGCGGTTGCCCAATTCACTGTCGAGGTCGAGGATGTCATGTGGCGGGCAGGTGGCCCGCCACCGTGGGTTGAGCCGGGTGACCCCGGCGCATTCGGCCCGTGGACAGAAGTAACCGAAACGGGTGTCACTGTCGAAGCGGTACCCCTGACACAAACGGAGGCACAAGATGAGTAGACCGGGAGTCGAGGTAACTTCCCGCGCAAGTGCACCCCCGGTCGGGGTGCCCACCGACACAAGCGTGTTTTTCTGTCTCGGTGAGACTGCAATGGGCCCCGATGACGAGCCCACCCGCCTGACTTCATTTGACATGTTCACGTACATTTACGGTGACCGCGTGGCCGCGGCGGCGAATGCGTGGGATGGTGTGGATGCTTACTTCCACAACGGTGGTCAGGTGGTCTACTTTCAGCGGATGGTGGACGGGGGCACCGAGGCCACGGGTGACCCGAATGCCGTTACCGGGGGCACGAGTGACACCGCACGAGTCAAACACCCCGGGGCATATGGCAATACCGTAACCCTCGAAGTGGTGAGTACCCCGGGCTTGGTGACAGGTACGCAATCGAAGGGTAAGAAGTCCGAGCCCCAAACGTTGCAATCCGACTTCCTGACATATGACGTATCGCCGCTCGCGGGCACGGGTGGGCTGATTGCCACTGTCAAGTTGGGCGGGACGATCATGGCAACGTCTACACCGTTCACCACTAACGGTGAACTTTCGGATTGGCTCGATGCCGGGTTGTGGATAGACCCGGACTTTGCCGACATGGCCGCGCCCACACTTGTGGGCACCGTGTCATTCACGGGTGGCAGTGACGGCAATATGCCGTGCACCACAGTAACGTCACTCACCGATGCACTCGGCCACCTACCGAAAGAGTTGGGGCCCGGGCAATTGTCGGCACCGGGTAAAACCGACGTGAACTTTCACGGTGCGATACTCGCCACAGCCGAGGCCACCAACCGGGTGGCACTCCTTGACTGTGCACTAGGTGACGACATGTCAACGTGCATGGCAAAGGCCGCGGCTCTGCGAGGTGCCGCACAAGACCGCTACGGCTCGCTGTGGGCCCCGTGGGCGGTCATTCCGGGGGTGGCCGGTGGTACCACCCGGAAGGTGCCGTGGAGTGCCATACAAGCCGCCCTGTGCGCTGCCAATGACCGCGGCGGTAATCCCAACCAAGCGGTCGCCGGATTGTGGGGCCAAGCGCAGTGGGTGAACGGACTTGACACAGACTTCTCGGAGGTCGAGGCCGAGATGATGCTGTACGCGGGTGTCAACACCGCACGGCGGATTTACGGTTCGGTGCAAGCGTATGCATTCCGTACACTCGTGGACCCGAACGGTACGCGGCGTGACTGGCGGGAATTGAATCATGCCCGCTTGAATATGGCGATCACCGCCGACTGTGACCGTGAGGGGCAGTCGGATGTGTTCGCACAGCTTGACGGCCGGGGTCACACCATCGCGGCATTCGGTGGCCGGATGGGTGCGGTGTGTCTCACCTATTACACCGTCGATGCACTCTTCGGTGAAGATCCGAGCGAGGCATACATAGTGAACGTCGGGCCCGCGGTCAACCCACCCGAGCAATTGGCCGATGGCATCTTGCGTGCGGTGCTGTCGGTGCGGATGTCACCACATGCCGAGCTTGTCCGTATCGAAATT